CTCAATGGCAATCTGTGGCGGTTTGACTTGACAAGTTCCAGCAGTGGCGGGTGGGGCGTCTCCAAATTTGCCCCACCCGCGGACCCCAGCAACGGCACCCTCTACCTCATCTGCAACGGCCTTTTGGTGAGCGGCATGTCCCGCTGTGCCAACCGTGCAGAGTTCAACCGCGCAACGTGGGGGAAGATTGCACAACTACTCGCTGCCGCAGGAAGGGAGCGAGTCAACATCTCGGACTTCCGGATTGTTGCCAGTCAGGTCGGCGACGACACGCCCAAGCGGCTCCGCGCCCTCCTCCAGCAACGCATCGTCGAGTTTGTCCGCCGCTTCCTCCTCGGCTTTGCCCGCGAGCCGGTGTGCACGGTCGTACGCGGTGTGCACCGCTTCGAACTCCGGTGTGCTCGCAGCGGCATACAGTGACTGCGCGAGGCGAGCGACTCCGCCGAGATCGGTCTGTCAACACCGATAAATGAAGCCGTGTCAACAGTGTCAACACCCGTCTGACCTGCGGTTATCGGGTTCCGATAGTGCCCATATCGTAAAATGGTTATGTGACTTTTCATGAGGGTTTCGGCAGCGACACCGACTCCGATGAGGTCGAGTCTGACATCCTCAGGAGCACGCCAGCGGGCCTCAACTGGGACGCATCGCCAGCCGCATGGGACAATCCCGCATCCTTCGACACGCTGTCGGTGCGATACCAGGACATCGCCAAGCCCGGTGAAGTCCTGTGCCACGACTGTCAATCCACGCCTGCCGAGGGAGACAACGTCCGCTGGATCATGTGCGCACGGCGTTACCGCCGGCGCCGGGCGGCCTGATGATCGGAACTGCGCTCCGGTGCACTATGTGCGATGGGCCGTTGACCGTGGCGCCATCTGGCCTCAGCGTGTGTGCCCGCCACTGCGATGCGCCGGCTCCGATGACGGCCTCCTGCAACGAATGCCGACGGGCGTCGGCGTACACAGGAATCGGACCAAAGAGCGCCGCATGAGGTGAGACATGGCATGGTCCACTTCGACCCGCAAGGCACGCCTACCGAAGAACTGGCCGCAGATCCGCCGCCGTATTTTAGAACGTGACCAGGGCATCTGTTATATCTGTGGCCGACCTGGTGCCGACCAAGTGGATCACATGCGGGCCGGCGACGATCACAGCGACGCCAATCTCGCTGCTGTTCACGACGATCCGTGCCATAGGCGCAAGTCGTCGATGGAGGGACATGCGTCCCGGCCACGTAGAGCCAGGCCGAAAGAGGCTCATCCAGGATTGAGGTAACCATGGCATCTTCCAAGCCGACCATCAGCATCAAATCCTCGAAGAAGGGCGCATTGCGTGCCAAGGCAGGCGTTAAGGCAGGGCAGAAGATCCCGGTTGCCAAGTTGAAGTCGCTCGCCAAGAACGGCACACCGGCCACCAAGAAGCAGGCGACCTTCGCTCTCAACGCCCGCGGCTGGGCCAAGGGTCACAAATGAGCGCCGCTGTTGTTTCTTCTAGCGTCCCACGACCACTCCTGCTCGGACGCAAGGTTAAGTCGACCAAACCGAAGCCGGTTGCCACGATGCCAGCCAGACCCGCCAAGCCCCGTACGAAGGTGATGAAGTCTTCGGGGAGTGCCAAGCGCAAGTAGCGGGGTGCGTTGATTAAATTTTGACCCGTGGCACTCCAACCGCGCATCCCCTACCCCACCCCGGGTGGCCGACCCGACACGTATAGCGCCTGCCGCTGGATACGGGTTTTGGACCCAGGCCCCCGGTGGGCCAAATCGCATCACCCGGCGCCCTGGTGGCGCTCTCACCGACCCAGGAGGTCACCATGGGCACTCGTGGTCCTGTTCCAAAGCGTACCGACCAACGTCGTCGCAACAACAAGCCCGACATCCCGATCACCGAACTCCCCGGAGCCGCATCGGTTCCGGTCCCCGACGCCGATCAGGCATGGCACCCGATCGCCCGGTCGTGGTTCGAGTCACTGGCCGTGTCTGGCCAAGCCAAGTTCTACGAACCGTCCGACTGGGCCGTGGCCGTCCTCATCGCCGAGTCGATGAGCCGTGACCTCGAACCCCAAGTGGTAGGCATCGCCGAGAAGACTGGCGAGATTGCCTATGCCACCATCCCGCTCAAGGGTGCCAGCCTGTCGGCCTACCTCCGGGCCATGTCCGTCCTCATGGTGACCGAGGGCGACCGCCGCCGCCTCTCCCTAGAACTCAACCGGGCCGCCGGCAAGACCGACCCCGACGCCGACCGGGCCGACGCCACGGTGACCGACCTCCGCTCCCGGTTGGGTGGCTGACGGCCAGGTCACTCTCCCGCCCGGCCTGCCTGAATTAACCCTCGGCTGGGGGGTGATCGAACACGCCACCCGCTGGATGATCCAGCCGGACGGACCTCGCGCTGGCAAGCCGTGGGTGCCTACCGACTCCCAGGCCCGATTCATTGTGTGGTGGTATGCCGTCGGCGAGGATGGGCGGTGGCTCTACCACCACGCCGCCCGACGCCTGGCCAAGGGCTCGGGCAAATCCCCATCAGCCGCCGTGCTGGCCCTCGAAGAACTCGTCGGCCCCGTTCGCCTCAAGGACTTCGACCCGAACCTCCCCGGTGGGTGTCTCGGCAAGCCGGTTGACCTGCCCCTGGTGCAGATCGCGGCCACTGCCGAATCACAGACGGCCAACACCATGCGGATGGTCCGGGCCATGGCAACCAAGAAGTCTCGCCTGGTCAGGGAATACACGATCGAGGTCGGCAAGACGGTTTTTTACACCCCATCGGGTGGCCAACTTCAGGTCATCACCTCCTCAGCGTCAGCCGCAGAGGGGGCGCAGGTCACCTTTGCCATCGAGGACGAGACCGAGTGGTGGACCCCGGGAACGGGTGGCCCGACCCTTGCGGGTGTCCTCGACCGGAACCTCGCCAAGTCATCGTCCCGAGCCATCGAGACTGCCAACGCATGGGAGCCGGGGGCGGATTCCGTCGCCGAGACCACCTTCGACGCCTGGCAGGCCCAAGTGGAGGGTAGGACCCGGGGCACCTCGCAGATCCTCTACGACGCCCGGGTAGCGCCGCCCGACACGAAGCTCGATGACGACGATTCCCTGACGGCTGCCCTGGAGTTCGTCTACGACGACTGCTCCTGGGTCGACCTGACCACCATCAAGGACCGGATATGGGACCCCCGTACCCTCCCCGACGTATCCCGTCGCTTCTACCTCAACCAACCCACCGCCGCCGAAGATGCCTGGACAACCCCGATGGCGTGGGCTGCTCTCGCCGATACCGAACGTGTCGTCGCCGAGGGCGAGGACATCGTGATGTTCTTTGATGGGTCCAAGTCAAGAGACGGGACGGCGCTGATCGGGTGCTGCATGTCTGATGGGCACGTCTTCTCTCTCGGTGTATGGGAACCCAGCAACGCTCACAACTCCGACTCTGTGGTTCCTGTCGGCATGGTTGACGCAGCGGTGGACCGTGCTTTCGATCGGTACTCAGTCATGGCATTCTTCGCCGACGTGAAGGAGTGGGAGGGGTTCGTTAAGGTCAACTGGCCCGAGCGACACGGCGACAAGGTACTGATCTGGGCATCCCCTTCAGGCACCGACCCCCAGGTGTTCGCTTGGGATATGCGCGGTCAGGGCCACACCTATCAGTTCGGAATCGCCACCGAGTTCGCCGAGACCGAAATCAACGAGGGTACATTCACCCACGACGGTGACGACGCTCTGGGTCGACACGTCGGGAACGCCCGACGCCACGGGTACAAGGGCCTGGTCATCATCCGCAAGGAATCCCCCGATTCGTCCCGGAAAATTGACGCTGCGGTCTGCATGATCGGCGCCCGGATGACCAGACGAACCGTCCTGGCGACCAAAGAATGGCAGAGGCGGATACGCCCGAAGCGTCAAGCACGGATGATTGTGTTGACATAGCGAAAGGACGTGACTCAGTTGACCATTACGTCCCTTCCTCTCAGCACGCTCTCCCAGGACGAAGAAGATCTGGTCGACAAAATGTCGGCCGAGGTCAACGAGCGCAAGTTCCGCCTGGAGCTTCACAACGCCTACTACGACGGGCTCATGCGGATCGCCTCGCTCGGGATCTCCGTCCCGCCGCAACTCGAACGCCTCCACACCGTCATCGGCTGGCCGCGCATCGTGGTCGACTCTCTGGACGAGCGGCTGGACGTGGAGGGCTTCCGGTTCTCCGATGGGGTCGACGCCGACACCGACCTGTGGGACATCTGGCAGGCCAACAACCTCGACGAGGAGTCCCAACTCGCCCACCTCGACGGGCTGGTCTACGGATCGGCGTTCATCACCGTCGGCACCAACGACGACCCGTCCGGTCAGCCGATCATGGC